TGGTGGTAACGCTGGATATGATGCGTATATAGATAGTAATACCATTGTAAATGGTGCGTTAACCGCAGACACATTTTTTATATCAAATACACCTACATTAAATAGTGGTGGGACAGATATACTAATAAGAAATAGTAGTACTGGTGAAATAGAATATCGCCCAGTTAGTGGTATAACACCTAATACAAATACATTTGTAACTGGTGGTACTTACAATGAATCTACTGACACAATTACTTTAACTAGAAATGATGCAGTTACAGTAGATATTACAGGTGTTACTGATACATTTACTACGGGTTCTACATATGATAACGGAACTGCGTTAGCGACATTTACTAAAAATGATGGTACTACATATACTTTAGATTTATCGACTATAGATGTTAATGATACATTTGTAACTGGATTTACATATGACAATGCAAATACGTTTACAATTAGTAGAAATGACGGTGTTGATTTAAGTACATCTATTAATCAAATGAGTGGTTTAACTATTAATGGTGATTTAGATGTTACTGGTACAGTAAATATAGGAACTTTAGGGACAGGAACCTCTATTAATACTTTGGGGATAGATTCTAACGGTTATGTTGTTAGTGGTAATACCACTAGCAGTGACAGTATCTCAATCTCATATTTTAATGTTCAAAATACTTCATTAGCAGATAATGCTACTTACCGTCTTGGACAAATGACAAGTCTACAAACTAGTATAAATGCTGTTGCTCATATACCCCTCCCATCAGGAACAATAACAGAAGCTTATATTGGAGTTTATAATGCTAGTACATTTGCTAGTGGTGAAAATATAACAGTTAATTTTTTATCCGATGGTGGAGCAACAAGTAACACATTGTCATCGACTGTAACTGCAACTAGCAGACATCAAGAATTTATAATCACAGGGTTATCAATATCTATTAATGCAGGTAGGACTTTCATAAACATAGAGACTCCTAGTTTTACTACTAATCCAACTGCAGTACAATTTAGAGTAGGAATTAAATTAGAACTATAATGATAACAAAATATACATACAAATTACAAGGAAATGGCAAAGATAGTTGGCATGTAGATGTGCATGATTGTCAAACTGAAGAAGAAGCAACTATTGAAAATAGAATATCTAGGGAAATTGTTTTTGAAGACCCAAATATAAACTCAGATACCAATATGAATAATTTAGATTTCACAAAATTAACACTAGAACAAATCCAACAATTAAAGAATATTTTAGGGATTAACTAAACTCATCACCATAAATATCAGTCTTAGGTTTACACTTTTCTCTAATCAATTTTTCCACAAAGGCGAACATTTTAAGTCCGTTCTTTTCACAATACTCTTTTAATATTTTATGTGTTTGTGGTGTTATTTTTAAGTTTTTATCCCTTTTCATATACTATAAATATGTAAGTATGACAAAAGTATGATAAAATTCATACTATTTTTTGTTGTATAACAACAAAAATAATTTTTTCAAAAATATCCGCATATTTATTATAAAAAGAAATTAATAATAAATGTTTAAAAAATAAAATTAAATGGCATCAACAGACAGAATTTTTGTAAGTCCTGGTGTATTCACATCAGAAAAGGACTTAACATTCGTAACGAGACAAGTCGGTGTTACAACGTTAGGGTTATTAGGTGAAACTCCTAAAGGACCGGCGTTTGAACCTGTATTTGTTTCTAACTACGATGAATTTATTAGTTATTTTGGAGGACTAAACCCTGAGAAGTTTAAGGGTAGTGGTTTCCACAAATACGAATTAAATTATATCGCCAAATCATTTTTGACTCAAACTAACCAATTATATGTAAGTAGAGTTTTAGGTTTATCTGGTTATGACGCAGGTAATGCGTGGGCAATCACATTGGATTCCGCAGAGGATCCGACAACTGTAGGTAGTGCATCTACAGTTACTGGACCTTTACTAACGTATACCGCAGAAACAACAGGAAATCCAGTTGCGTTAAGTTGGAACAACTCTAATTTAGAAGCGTTATACAATGACGGACAATTCACATTAACAACATTAGGGTTATTAGATACTGGATCAACTATTTCAGTAACTAACCCAATATATGTTAAAACAGGATGTGACTTTAGTGGTGCAACTTTCGATATGGAAGTCACTACTACGGGAACAAGTGGTGTTTATGTTACTGGTACTACAAGTGGTACTGTAGTTAGTTATACTGCAACTTGTTTAACGGATATAGATGGTAGTGTAATTGCAACATTGAGATCGAGAGGTGATTATGACGGAAATGAAGAATTAGTATTTGATGTTACTGGTGCGACTGACGCAGTTATGAGTAACACAACAAATATTACATCTAACGCATTGGCATCATTTACAATTAATGGTACCGCAAGTAATGGTAACTCATTTAGTTATGATGTATCAATGGATAGAACTAAAAAGAATTTCTTACCAAGAGTATTCGGTAGTTCAACACAAGACAAAGAAACTGAATTATGGGTTGAGGAAATCTATACTAACGTATTGGAGGACTTAATCACTAAAAGTCAAGTTAGAGGTTTAGATATAACCTTCAATAGTATATCGGGAGATGCAACAAATAACTTATCAGATTATAAAGAACAATGGAAATCTGCGGCATCACCTTGGGTTCTTTCAGAATTAAAAGGTACTGGTACAGGTGCAACATTACAAAGACTATTTAGATTTATAACTATTTCTGATGGTAACGCTGCAAATGAAGATGTTAAATTCTCAATTATTAACATTAAACCAGATGATAAGACGTTTGATATTATAGTTAGAAATTTTAACGATACAGATGCTAATCCATCTGTTGTTGAAAAATTCTCTAATGTGTCTATGGATAGTTCAGCGACTGGGTTTATAGCAAGAAAGATTGGTACTGCAGATGGTGAATACCCATTAAGAAGTAAATATATTATGGTTGAGTTATATGACGATCAAGATCCTGACTTAGCGAATCACTTCCCTGCAGGATTTGAGGGTGTATTGAATAGAACTTACATTGGTTCTAGAACTTCATTATCTCCTAAGATCGAATATAAAACAGAATACACAGACTTTAATACTTCTAAATTAAGGAAAACTTATTTAGGGTTAAATACAGATATCGGAGTTGATCAAGACTTTTTCGATTATAAAGGTAAAAACGCAGTTAACAACGGAGTATTCACAGGTAAAACTGATGGATTCCACTTAGATGTAAACGCAAATGGTGCGACAGTTGATTTAGGAAATGATAGTTATGTTCCTACACTACAAGTTGGTGTTTCAGCGTTCACAACAGACGCAGGATTAGTAGGTGGACCTTATGAGAAGTTAGCGGCGAGAAAATTCACATTCACATCATTCGGTGGATGGGACGGATGGGATGAGTATAGAACTCAAAGAACTAATGGTGACAATTATACTAAAACAGGATCTAAAGGTTCTATAGGTTTAACAAACGGAACATTCACAACATATGTAACATCTGAAGGAGATGATGGTATCACTTCTGACTACTACGCATACTTAGATGGTATTTACACTTATAACAATCCTGAAGCGGTTAACATTAATGTATTCGCAACACCAGGTATTGATTTAAGAGATAATATCAGTTTGATTGAAAACGCAGTTGATATGGTAGAGGTTGATAGAGCGGATTCACTTTATGTAATCACAACACCTGATACTGATGATGACGGACAAGCGTTAACACCATCAGAAGCGGTAGATATTATAGAAGATTCAGGAATCGACTCTAACTACTCCGCTACATACTGGCCATGGTTACAGATGAATGATACAGAAAATAACAGATATGTATGGTTACCACCTACATTAGAAGTTATGAGAAACATCGCCCTTACTGATAACGTAGCGTTCCCTTGGTTCGCAGCGGCAGGTTTGAATAGAGGTACAACAAACGCAATCAAAGCGAGAGTGAAACTTAAATTAGATGATAGAGATGACTTATATGAAGGAAGAATTAACCCAATGGCGACATTCTCAGATGTAGGAGTTGTAATCTTCGGTAATAAAACTTTACAAGTTAAAGAAACCGCTCTTAACAGAATTAGTGTTAGAAGATTGTTGTTACAAGCGAGAAAACTTATTTCTGCGGTGTCAATCAGATTGTTATTCGAACAAAATGATGATGTTGTAAGAAATCAGTTCTTAAGTTTGGTTAACCCAATTTTGGATAACATTAGAAAAGAGAGAGGTTTAACTGACTTTAGAGTGGTATTAGATGATACACCAGAGTCTATTGATAGAAACGAACTTAATGGTAGAATCTTTATTAAACCAACAAGATCGTTAGAATTCATTTCAATTGAGTTCAACATCACTAACACTGGAGCATCTTTCGATGATATCTAAAATAATAATATGGGGAGATTAATTTCTCCCCTATTTTTTAAAATATAAAGGAATGAAAATTAAGAAGAACGGAAAAGTAATTAAATTAACAGAATCAGATTTACAAAGAATTGTTAGAAAAGTTATTATGGAGAGTAATAATTCTTCAGATTCAAATAAACCGAATCAAACTAAAAAATAATAATTAAATAATATTATTTTAAACCCATCGTATTCGATGGGTTTTTTTATGAACAGACAATATTTATATTATATGAATATTAAACTTACAGAGTCACAATATAAATTATTAAAAGAGTTTAAGAAAAAGGCGTATTCTTTTGATTGGGATGATAACATATTGATTATGCCCACAAGAATACATTTGGATTATAGAGTTGGTAATACGGATACATATGTACCAGTTTCAGTTTCCACAGAACAATTTAGAAGTATTAGACATAAATTAGGTAATGAGTTTAGATATCTTAATAATGATATCACACAATCATTTAAAGATTTCAGAGATTATGACTCATTTATAGAAGACACAAAAAAGGCGTTATATCAAAATAAAAAGGGTCCTAGTTTCCAAAAATTTAAAGAGGCGTTAATAAGTGGTAGTGACTTTTCTATAATCACCGCCAGATCAAATCCACCACAGGCGATTAAAGAAGGTATTAAAGTAATCATAAATAATGCGTTTAGTTATGTGGAAAGAAAAGAAATGGAAAAGAACTTAAATGGTTTATCTATAGATGAATATTTAAATCTACAAGATTATCATCCCGTATCTTCATCAGAGTTCGCCAAACAATTTGGTTTAGAAAGTGTGGGAACAAATCCCGAAGAAGGAAAAAAAATTGCGTTTAAAAGTTTTGTAGATAGAGTGGTACAACAAATATCTAATATTAAAGATAACGAAGATTTTGAAGGTATCAGTGTTGGGTTTAGTGATGATGATTTAGGGAATGTAGAAGTGGTAGAAGATTTAATTAGAGATGAATTAAAAAATTTATACCCCGAAATTAATTTTATTGTTTACGATACCTCAGATCCAAAAGATACAAAAAAGAAAAGAATATTTATAAAGAAATAGAATAAACCAAATTACCACAATCATATATTCTATTATAACCTCTTTCTGTCATAATTTCTTTTTCAGTTTTATTAGAATCAAAACCTTCTGAAACCAATACATCTTTTCTAAACTTATATCTATGTTCTCTTTTTTTGTTAACTACATAATAATAGTTTGGTTTAGATGAGTTTTTATAATCAAATCCCAATTTATTATATAGATTACCATCACTCCATCTTATATCTGCGTAACTAATAATATTAATTGGGTTATTCTCTTTAATAAAATGTTTTAATAATTTAGACGCACCTCCAATAACAGAATGGTTTATTTTATTACAAAAACGTAATAATTCCCATTCGTAGTTAGAACCATTCATAACATTACGACCTTTACCAAATGTCATTATAGAGACAAGTTCATCACCATAGTACAAACCATAATTTATTTTACTCCCAACAGTCCCTTGTATATGATTTTCATTTAAGAATTTAGTTTTTATTTTAGTAGGTACTTTTTTAATTATACATTTTCTACCATATATCCTATTATCTGTCAATCCCAATAGATTTTTAATTCTACTTTTCACAATATCTTTCTTATTGTCCCATTCATCCTCAAATATATGTATTAAACGTATCCCTTCTTTATTACACTCGTTTGTTTTATCAATATGATAATTTTTGTCTTTAAATAAGTCACAATGATAATATAAATCATTTAACTCAAAACCGATATTCTTCTCCTTAACTAAAATATCAATTTCTTTTCCATTTAATATATCTCTATCACTTGTTGTCACATCAAAACCTAAATCATTTATAAAATCAGATAATTCTTTTTCCTTTATTGATCTTAATTCACTTACAGGATTACATATGGTACAACAATTTAAATTATTGTCAAAACGATAGAATAATAAACTTCTATCGATATCATAGTTTTTATTACACTTATCACATTCTAATGTAACATAACTACCCCTATCATTTATTATTTTTAATGACTTATACTTTTTATTGAATTTTTTTAACTTTGATAAGATATTGTTTTCTCTATTATTTTCTAATATTAAATTAGTAGATACTCCATATTTTCTAATATTAGTTTTTCTCTTTTTTTCTTTTATACGTTCTAACTTGTTTGGATTAGTAACACCCAATTTATCTTTAGTTTTTTCTATGATGTATTTGGAGTCTTTGAACATATTATCAACACCATATCTTTCTAAATTTGTTTTCTTAACCTTATCTTTTACTTTTTTAGAATTCATAGGGTGTCCACCATATTTTTTTGTGAACGTATTCTTTATCTTTTCTCTCTGTTCTTTTGATTGATTGTTACATTTTATAGAACAATAACTACCATACCCCTCTTTTAAACTTTTTTTAAATTTTAATTCTTTACCACAATTACCACATTTGGGTTGTTCTACAATATTATGAATAAATAAAAATATCTTTTCTTTGAAAGGTAAATCTTCATTTAATTTATTTTTTTCCACAAATAAATTAATATTATCGAAAATATCTTTATAATTTTTTTTAATAAAATCTTCTCTTGTTTTATTTCCCGATTTATTATCTGTTAAAAAAAATTTTTTATAATCCATTTTTTTAGAAATTAAGATATTTATTAATAAAGGTAAGAAAAAAAAATGATACTTACAATAATAAATATTAAAAAACTATAAAAAATGGCAGATTTATTAATGAGAATGCCTGTTCCTTACGAACCGTTAAGAAAGAATAGGTTTATTTTGAGATTCCCAGATGAATTAGGGATTCAAGAATGGTGGGTTTCGACAACATCAAGACCTAAGTATACGAGTGATGAGGTGGAGATTCCATTTTTAAATACATCTACTTATGTAATTGGTAGATTTAGATGGGATTCTATTTCAGTAACATTTAGAGATCCTATCGGACCTTCCGCAACACAAGCGTTGATGGAATGGGTACGTTTACATTCTGAATCAGTGACGGGTAGACAAGGTTACGCTGCGGGGTATAAGAAAGACGTAGAATTAGAAATGTTAGACCCAACAGGTGTAGTTGTTCAGAAGTGGATTTTACAAGGTACACAATTGAATGACGCAGATTTTGGATCGTTAGATTACTCATCTTCAGATTTGGCGGATATATCTTGCACGCTCAGGTTTGATAGGGCCATCAATGTCTTCTAGAATTCCTTCATCGAATATAAGACTTTCCCTTTTATGTATATATTTATATATAAAAGGGATTTTTTATGCGAATTAATTCAGAAATCGATTAATTTAAAATTTTTTTTCACATAACCTTTTTATCCTAATAAAAAATTCGTATATTTATATAAAAAATAAAGATATATGGATTTTTCTTTTTTCACTACAGATAATAAATCAGGATATAAAACCAATGAGAAATGGTTTTCAAAAAATCATGTGGACGAATATAATAAGATTATAAATTATTGTTCATCTTATGACTTGTCTACCTTTAAGGAAAAGATATGGTTTTATTATCATAAACTAACAGAGGTACCAAATTGTAGTTGTGGAAAAAAAACCAAATTCAGTAATAGATTAGATAGGGGGTATAATGAATTTTGTTCACTTTCTTGTTTCAATAGTAATAAAACTGAAATGGTTAAAAGGATAAAAGATACGAACCAAAAAAAATATGGTGTAGATTACTATACACAAACTGAAGATTTCATTAAAAAACAAAAGAATACAAAAAAAGAAAAATACGGTGACGAAAATTATAATAATAAAGAAAAAATGTTACATACTAAATTATTAAAATATGGTAATATAGGTTATAATAATTTTGAGAAGTATAAACAAACTTGTATGGATCTTTATGGTGTAGACAATTATTCAAAATCTGAAGTGTTTAGACAAAAACTTAAAGAAAAAATAAATGAAAGATATGAAGAGTTAGACATTACCAACATTTCAAATGATTTAACATCCTTAACTATTAATTGTGATAAATGTAATGATTCTTATGAAATTACCCAAAATTTATTAAGGGAACGAAAAAAACATAATTATGTATTATGTACAAAATGTAATCCTATTGGTATGTCATCATCTTCTTCATATGAAAATGAATTATAAAATATATTAACAAAGTGGGGAGTTGATGTTGAGAGACATAAAAAAATAGAAGGTGATAATAGAGAAATAGATTTGTTTATACCGAGTCACAATATAGGTATTGAAATTAATGGGTTATATTGGCACAATGAACTTTTTATTAATAAAGATTACCATTTAGAAAAAACAAAACTATGTAGAGAGAATGGTATTGATTTAATACATATTTTTGAAGATGAGTGGTTGTGGAAAAAGGATATTGTTTTATCTGTTTTAAAAAATAGACTTAAAATAGTCAATAAAAAAATTTATGGTAGGAAGTGTGATGTTGTTGAACTTAGTCCTTCTATTAGTAAAACATTTTTAGATGAAAATCATCTTCAAGGTAACGTAAATACAACATTAAAGTTTGGTTTGTTATACAATGATGAATTGGTATCGGTAATGACTTTTGGTAAACGTAATGGAATTGGTAAAGGTGAGGAATGGGAGTTAATAAGATTTTCCAATAAAATAAATTATAATGTTATAGGTGGGGCATCAAAATTATTTAAGTAT